TGGGCGCAGCAACGGTCTATCGCGAGCTGGTCGGCGGTACTAAAGAAGTGCTCTACACCGATCGCAAGCCTTCAGGCAGCATTGTCCTGGAAGCTGAGCTGATGGCCACTCACAACTTCTTTAGTGACATCACCGGCACGGCTACTGGAAACAACACGTTCCAGCACGGCCAAACTGCTGGCAATATCGTCACGTTCAGCGCGCCTCAGACTGACCTGACGGCTATCAGTTACAGCGATTCCGACGGAATCCAAATGCTGAATATCGATTACAACGCTGCTCCGTCTGATTCGGGCAACGATGAGTTCTCGATTGCGCTGACCTAGGCAACTGCTACGCTTGCGGCGATTAGCCACTTTTTATGGCATTCGTACTCAAGCAATCAGATACCTACAGCTGGCCTGTTGCGTTTGATATCCCCGTTGACGGTGGCCGCCACCAGCGCGTCACCTTTGACGGGGTTTTTAAGCGCGTCAGCCAAAGCCGTATGCGCGAAATTGGCCAAATGATTCAGGAAGATCAGCTAACTGAGGCTGACCTTGTTTCTGAGATTTTGGTCGGCTGGTCTGGCATTACCGACGACGACGGCAAGGAATTGCCGTTTAGCCAAAAGGCATTGGCGCAACTGCTGGACGTGCCGATGCTGGCTGGCGCAATTGCCACTACCTATTTGGAAAGCCACCAAGGGGCTAAGCGAAAAAACTGACAGAGGCCGCTGAGTATTGGGCCAAGGGCACCGAAGACACCTCGGAGCTGATGGCCGATGCCGCGGCCTTTGGCATTGCTCTTCCAATGCCTGAGGGGCCGGAAGACTTTGAGGTTTGGCAAGAGAACTGGGCAGCGGTTGAGATGTTTTTACGCTGCCAAACGCAATGGCGCACGTCGATGAACGGCGTGGTTGGGATGGACTATGGAGCGCTTGCGTGGCTCTTTAGACTGTATGAAGTAGAAGACCCCCGCTCACTTCTGGAGGATCTGCAGGTCATGGAAGGGGCGGTTATGCAGGTTCTTAACAAGGAGCACAAATAATGGCGACCACGTTTGGCCTGCTGATCAACGCCAACGTCAAGGGCGAAAACAATATCAAGCGTCTTGGCAACTCCATGCAGGGAGTGCAGGGCAAGGTCAAAAACCTGAAGATGGCCGTTGGCGGCCTGAGTACTGCATTTAAAGCCCTAGGGGCTGCATTGTTGGTTGGCGGTTTTTCTAGCTTCATCAAAAGCACAATTGATCAGGCTGACGCGCTTGGCAAACTCAGCACTAGGACTGGTATTGCAGCTAATTCACTGCAGGCTTTTGTTAATGCAGGCAAGTTGGCCGACGTTTCTCAGAAGCAGCTTGAAACTGGCCTTAAAAGCTTTGCGCGGACTGCTTATGAGGCTGGCCAAGGCGTTGCGACTTATGCCGATGCTTATGCATCGCTTGGCGTAGACGTAAAAAAAGCAGATGGCACGCTGAAAGCCTCAGACGATCTGCTTAAAGAAATTGCAGATAAATTCAAGGACCTGCCTAATGGGCCTGAAAAGGCAGCTGTTGCTATGCGGCTATTTGGCAAATCTGGTGCAGATATGATTACGCTTTTAAATGGCGGCAGTGAGGCACTAGAGCGTTTTAACTATGAGGTCAGCGACAACTTTTCACAAAACGCCGAATACTTTAACGATCAAATAACAATTCTTCAGATCCAGTTTGATGGCTTTAGAAAACAGTTGCTAGACGCCTTGCTTCCGGCACTGAACGCAATCATCGAAGTATTTGGTGATTTATTTAGTACTGGACAAGATTTTGGGCCGCTTTTTAAAGTTATCGAGGTTGGCATTCGCGGGGTTGCCAGCGTTGTGTTGGGTCTTGTGCAGTCAATGCGGTTCTTTATCAGAACCATAAAAGACTTGGTGCAAATTGCCGGGCTGGTGATGCAGCGTAAGTTTGGCGCCGCGTTTGACGTTGCCAAGACTGGCCTGGCTGATACCCGTGGTCAGTTTTTTAAAGACATCGAAGCCCAAGGCAAAGTTTTGTTTGGGCGTTCAGAGGTTGGAGCTGATTATGGCGGAGGCGGCCGAGGCGCGTTTATTCCAAGAGCAGACGCTGGTGGTGCGGCTGCCAGAGGCCGAGGCGGCGCAGCAAAGAAAACGCCTGAACAAATTGCAGCGGAAGAATACGACAAAACGCTGCAGAAGCTAGTTGACACTGCAGCTGGATTTAAGACAGTCACGATTGAAGCTATTGAAGTAACCAAAAACCAAGCAACTGCTTTTGATGGCGTAAAAAATGCAGCTGCTGGTTACCTTGAAAACATTGGAACAATGCGTGAAGGCATTACAAGCCTTGCTGGCACTGCATTCCAAGGTTTAGAAGATGCGCTGACAAATTTGGTCACTACCGGCAAAGCTAATTTCTTGGATTTTGCCCGGACAATTTTGGCTGCTACTGCGCGGATGATTATCCAGCAAACTATCTTGCGCAGCATTATGCAGGCGATTGGTGCAATACCTTCTGGCGCTCTGCCAACATCTCCCTTTGGCGGCCCACAAGTTGTTAGTGGTGGCACTGGTATTGATGGCAGTGCGTTTGGTGCGGCAGCTTTTGGCAAGACGTTGCCATTTGGCTTTGCCAAAGGCGGCATTGTCAAACGGCCAACCATGTTTGCCTTTGCCAATGGTGGATACGGCAATCTTGGTTTAATGGGCGAAGCTGGGGCGGAGGCGATTCTGCCTTTGAAGCGTGGTCGCGGCGGCAGGCTTGGCGTAGAAGGCGGCGGCGGAACTAGCGTCGTTGTCAATGTCGATGCGTCAGGTAGCAAAGTGCAGGGCAGTCAACCTGACGCTTCTCAGCTGGGCCGTGCCATTGGTGCCGCAGTACAGGCAGAATTGGTTAAGCAGAAGCGCCCTGGAGGATTGCTCGCGTAATGGCTACTTTTACCTATTCTCCTAGCTACGCAATTACTGAACAAAGCCAGCCCCGCGTGCGTACAACGCAATTCGGTGATGGCTACAGTCAGCGCTTGCGTTATGGCTTGAATACTGACCCTAAGATCTGGAATCTTAGATTCGAGATTCGAACCGATACTGAGACAACTAATATCACTGATTTTTTAGAGGCAAGAGCTGGCGCCGAGTCTTTCGATTGGACGCCGCCGCGTGGAAGTGCAGGGAAATATATTTGCACTGAATGGAGTGTTGATATGGTCAATTACAACAACAACTCAATCACAGCCACCTTCGTGCAGGTGTTTGAACCATGAGTGAGATGTTTCAGGAGCTGCTTAGCTCCAACCCCTACGCGATCATCGAGCTGTATGAGCTGCACTTGGATCAAGAGCTGCACGGCAGCACTGAGATTGTGCGTTTCCATGCTGGGGTTAATGAGCTGCAGTTTCCCAGTGCAATTCTTTGGCAAGGTCAGCCATATCAGCCACTACCGATTGAGGTTGATGGTTTCGAGTACAACGGCACTGGTCAGCTCCCGCGCCCAACAGTTCGTGTCTCCAACCTGTTAGGCAGCATTTCGGCATTGTTGATTGGCGTTAATGAGATCACCCCAGGCAACGATTTGACTGGCGCAAAATTTATCAGGATCAGGACGCTAAGCCGTTTCCTTGACCCCAAAAATTTCCAGAGCCAAGTCAATCCTTACGGCACCCCCGCGAATGAGGAGATGCCGCGTGAGATTTACTACATCGACCGCAAATCAGCAGAAAACCGCGAATTTGTTGAGTTTGAGCTGGCCAGCGTATTTGACTTGGCTGGCGTCAGGGCGCCCAAGCGTCAGGTGATTGCCAACATTTGCCAGTGGAAATATCGCGGTGCTGAATGCGGCTACACCGGCACGAATTACTTTGACGAATATGACAACCCTTTAGGGTCAAGCCCCGCGACTAATTTCAACACAACCTCATTCGGAAATGATCTGTCTGCTGGTCAGACGTTAAATGAAGGTGATGCGCTGGTTTCATCTAATGGCTGGTTCCGTACGTTGATGCAAAGTGACGGAAACCTTGTGACGTACCAGAAAAATGGTCAGGTCGTTTGGGCATCAAACACTGCCTACGGCGATGGCACATATACAGCCGTAATGCAAACCGATGGCAACTTTGTCATCTACAACGGCGGCTCAGCAATTTGGGCAACCAATACGCCGGCTCAAGCCGTATTGAGCGGCATTTCGTTTATTGATTGGTATCCGACCGATGTGCTATCGGGACGCTCTGGTGGCTTTGGTTATGAATGTGTCGGTGCAAGTCCTTTTGCGGCAGGTTTGACGACTACGAGAACACAATCTTTCACGCTTGGTAGCCGCTCAATCACGGTGGAATTTGAGTTCTACTCAACTGAGTTGCCTGTCGATCATTACAGCGGGGCAACGTATGCGTGGAACGGGATTAACAGCGCAACGATTACCGCAAGCTCCGGCGCGTTTTATCAGGGAGAAGTAATCAATCTGGTGAAAACTTTAAGTTCGGGCAATCCTTTTAGGCTTAATCATCCTCAGGTTTATACGTTAAGTAGCGCCGGTCCTTCTTATGTTGTCACCACCGTTAGTGGCAACAGCAATAACACTTTGACGCTTGGGAATAGCGGGAACCTCACCCTTGCTACAAGCGGCGGCTCACAGCTTTGGTCTGCTGGGGTAAGCGTCACCAGTGAACCCTTAGTCCAGACAGGCACCGCTAATCCCTTGGAGGATGTATGCGGCAAGCGCATTACTAGCTGCAAAAAACGCTTT